ATATCTGAAGAAGAATATTGGGCTCGTGAATTTGCTCATAAACTTCCTAACGATATGATGTTTGAGATAGATTCTGAAACTATTGAAGAAAAAGAAGATATGTCAGAATATGTAGATCATTTAACAAATAGATTTGAAAAATATAGAAACAGAAAAAAGAAAACTAAATGGCATCACATAAAAATAAAATCTGATGAACCTATAGCGATTGTTTGGATGGGAGACCCTCATATTGATGATAATGGTTGTGATTGGACTACATTAAGAAGAGATATAGACATTATAAACTCTCACGAAAACATAAAAGGCGCAAGTTTGGGAGATATGAGCAATAATTGGGTGGGTCGTTTAGCACGCCTATATGCTCATCAGGACACGAGTGAAGAGACTGCATGGAAGCTCGTGGAATGGTTTATTAAAGAAACTGATTTTCTTTTATTGATTGGGGGTAACCACGATTTATGGAGTGGAGCTGGAGACCCAATAAATTATATGAAATCTCCTCATACGATATATGATCCTTGGGAAAGCAGAATATCTCTTGATTTTCCTAATGGTAAATCATGTAGAATTTATACGGCTCACGATATGCCTGGGCACTCACAATGGAATCCGCTTCATGCTCAAATGAAAAAAGCCAAATGGCAAGGTGATGCTGATTTATATATAGCAGGTCATCGACACACATGGGCTTTAGCACAACATGAGTTATATAATGGTAAAATACATTGGTTAGCTCGTGCTCGTGGATATAAATTCTTTGATACTTATGCTCGTGACAGGGGTATGGATGAACAAAGTTATGGTCAAGCTATTATGCAAGTAATTGATCCTAACGCTCCTGAACAAAATATGGTACAATGTTTTAAAGATATAGAAGTAGGAAGAGACTTTCTTTTGTTTCTTTTAGATAAATATTCTGATAAAAAGAAATAACAAGGAATAAATATGGCAGTAACAAATACATCAACATTTAATTTAGACATCGGTGAGATTTGTGAAGAAGCTTTTGAAAGAGCTGGCTTAGAAATGAGAACTGGCTATGACTTAAGAACTGCAAGAAGATCGTTAGATTTATTATGTCTTGAATGGCAAAATAGAGGGGTTAATCTTTGGACTGTTGCTAAAGGTACGAAAGTTCTTACAGAAGGAACTGGAGAATATACATTAGGATCAGATATAATTGATTTAATTGAATATACTATAAGAACCGATGCAGGTGATTCTAGTAAACAAAACGATATACCAATAACTAGAATAAGTAATTCTACATATTCAGCATTACCAAATAAATTAAGTAAAGGTAGACCTATTCAATTATGGATAAACAGACAAAGAGAAGCTCCAGTAATTAATTTTTGGCCAGTTCCTGATGGAGCTGACACATATACTTTTGTGTATTATTATTTAAGAAGAATTTTTGATGTAGGTGATACAGCAAACAATAATGCTGATGTTCCTGTAAGATTTTTACCAGCTTTAATAGCAGGTCTTGCTTTTCA